GATTATCTGCTAAAATCAATGATCCAGAAGCTAGGAAATCATTCTCAGCAAGACACAACTGCCCGGCAAAGAAAGATAAAACAACGCCAGGATATTGGTCATGCAATCTTCCAAGATATGCATCTGAACTTGGCCTAAAAGGCGGCGGAAATTTTTACTGGTAATATGAGTAAACCATACAAAGAAGAAATTAAAAACGGAATCAAGTATAGAGAGTTCGATCACATGGTCGAGACCGATGAACTCGTTTGGCATCGTGACAAAAGAGATAGAAAAGTCACTGTGTTGGAAGGAGAAGGATGGTTCTTTCAGATGGATAACGATATTCCTCGTCCTATGAAAGAAGGAGAAGAGTTTTTTGTACCAAAAGAAGAGTATCACAGAATTTATAAACAAGGAACAACCCCCCTTAAAATTTCAATTAAGGAAACATATATGCAAACATTTAAAGAATTCACCGAAGCAAAGGGATCAACCATTGATCAAATCAAAGCAATCATAGCAAATAAGCAACGTGCTAAGGTTGGAGGAAAGATGATCGATCTTCAAACGGCTTCTATCATTGCTCAGATTTACGATAAAGTAAATTCTGCAACAAAAAAGAAAATGGAAAACGAGAAGATTGATAAGCTTCTCAAAATAGCTAGTATGGTTATGAAGAAAGAATCTACAGATATTCACGAAGGATATGCAATCGATCTAAACCCTTGGAAACTATCACACGGAGGTCAATCTCCGAAGGGAAAGGGCACATGGGCTTTTGATTATAAAGTGTCGGTCGATTCTGGGGGAATGATTGGATTACAGCAAGACACATTCCTTTCGAAGGCAATGTCGACATATAAAGATGCCGTAAAACAGTTGACTAAATTCCTCAAGAAAGAATTTAAAGCTAAGCCTAAAAACGTTAAGATCAAACTTGCACCTTAATGTTATCTTTCAAAACATATCTTAGCGAAGGCATTAGACCAAAGTCGATATCGTTCTTTGATATTGATGAAACAGTCTTTAATACCTTTGCTAAAATCATTGTAAGAGATAAGAACACGGGCAAGGAAATCACTCAACTTACGAATCAAGAATTTAACTCTTATAAACTTAAAGATAACGAAGAGTTCGATTTTCAACAATTCGGAGATGCTAAGATTTTTAAAGATACATCAAAAGTGATTGATTCAGTGATGAAGAGAATCAAAGAAGTATTCTCTGATAAAAGTACTATGATTGTATTTTTAACAGCAAGAGCAGACTTTGATTCGAATGCTTTATTTAAAGATACATTCCGTGAATATGGATTGAAAGTAAATGATACACGAATCCGTTTTGAATTGACTGGTAATTTAAAGAGAGGTACGATTCCACAGAAGAAGAAATATGTGATGAAAAAGTTCCTTGATAAATTCAAGCCACAAGAAGTTGCTATTTATGATGATCACATGGATAATGTGAAGATTGTTGATGATATTAAGAATGATTATATTGATATTAATTTTTATAAATACTTAATTAAGAACAATAAAATCATAAAGAAGTAATGTTATCTTTCAAAAAATATCTATCAGAAGCCACTGGTAAAAATACTCATATGACTCACATCGAGGATAGAGTAATCTATGGCGGTGTCAAAGGTGCTCGTGAGGCTATCTTTGCTTTAAGAGCAATGAGGGATATGCTTGCAGGCAATAGTAATGAGAATTATGATGTCACGGTAAAATGGGATGGAGCACCTGCAGTCTTTGCTGGTATCGATCCAACAGACGGACAATTCTTTGTCGCTAAGAAAGGTATTTTCAATAAAGATCCAAAGGTCTACAAATCAGAAGCCGATGTTCGTGCTGATACATCTGGTGATCTCGCTGAAAAGCTGACCATTGCCTTTAATGAATTGAAGAAACTCAATATTAAAGGGGTTATTCAAGGTGACATCATGTTCACAAAGGGAGATGTCTCAAAAGAAAAAATCGATGGAGAGGCTTATTATACATTCCAGCCCAATACAATTGTTTATTCAGTCCCAGTTAATTCTGATCTAGGAAAAACAATCGCAAAAGCTAAAATTGGTGTAGTATTTCATACAACATACGAAGGTTCTTCGTTTGAAAACATGAAAGCCAAATTCAGTGTTGACATGAATTCTCTTAAAAAGACCCCATCTGTTTGGTTTCAATCAGCGGAATATAGAGATATTACAGGTAAAGCTAAGTTATCAAAGGCCGATACTAAAGAAGTTTCAGATTCTCTTTCAAGAGCCGGAAAGATCTTTCAAAAGATCGCGGGTTCAACACTCCGTCAGATCGAAAATAACCCCGCCCTTGCTCAACAACTCGAAACATTTAATAATACATTAGTGAGAAAGGGAGAAAGAATCGATAATCCGTCAACTCACGTTAATAATCTTATTACATGGTTTAAAAATAAGTTTGAAAAGGAAAGAGAAAAGAGAAAATCCCCAAAGGGTAAAGAAGGAGTTGATAAGAAAGAACAAGAATTGATGAAATTCTTCTCTCCGTCTAATAAGAAAAACCTTGAACTGATATTTGAACTTCAGAACGCACTTGTAGATGCGAAACTGCTTATTATAAATAAACTAGATAGTGTGAAACAAATGAAAACATTTGTACGTACTAAAAATGGATTCAAGGTTACTGGCTCTGAAGGATTTGTCGCTATCGATAAGACAAGTGACGGTGCTGTTAAGTTAGTCGACAGACTTGAATTTTCTATGAACAATTTCAGTAAGGACGTAATTAAAGGATGGGAACGATAATGATTAAAGGATTCAAACAATTTAACGAAGAAAAATCAAAGAGCGTAGTCTTTACCTTTGGTAGATTCAACCCTCCAACGACGGGCCACGAGAAGCTCTTGATTAAGGTTGCATCAATTGCAACTGGCAATAATTATAAGATTTTCGCTTCTCAGTCTTCTGATCCTAAGAAGAATCCTCTCGATTATAAAGAGAAGGTGATGCTAATGCGCAAAATCTTTCCTAAACATGGTAGAAACATTGTTTATGATAAGAAGATCAAGAATGCAATCGATGCTTTAGTATATCTCTATAATGCAGGATACACAAAAGCAACAATGGTTGTTGGAGCAGATAGAATTTCGGATTTCAAAACTCTCTTAAATAAGTATAATGGTGTTAAAGCTCGCCATGGTTTCTACGAATTTCCAGATGGAATCTCTATTGTCTCTGCGGGTGAAAGAGACCCAGATGCTGATGATGTTTCTGGTATGTCTGCTTCTAAAATGAGAGCAGCAGCAACTGCGGGTGATTTTCAATCTTTCGCAACAGGTCTTCCAAAATCTTTTGGGGATAAATTAGCGGTCTTCAATCTTCTTCGAAAGAGAATGGGGTTGAAGGAAATGACTAACTTCCGCAAACACATCGAACTCAAGACGACAAATATTAGGGAGAGATATATCGCCGAAGAAGTATTTCTTGTGGGAGATAGATTTCTTAATTTGAATGGAGAGATTCATACTGTAACTGAAAGATGCACAAACTACATTGTTGGTTCGGATGAAAAGAAATACTTCCTTGATAAGATTGTTGAAGTAAAGCAAGATAAAGATATAAAGAATAAGAAAGGAACTCAACCCGCTAAGTATTTTGCAAAGGATGCTGAAGGAGATGAGATGGCAAAGTCTACTAAAGCAAAAAGAGATGCTCATTTCAAAAAGGGTGCAGAGAAAGATGATGATGATCCTTCTGCTTATAAACCAGCACCAGGTGATGCCTCTGCTAAGACAAAACCATCTAAACATACCAAGAGATTTAAAGATATGTTTGGAGAAGATAAAAATCCAATCATTGATGCTGAACCAGTCGAGGTTGAAGAAGGAGTTGATGATCCAGCAATCTTTAAGGCGATCTTTCTTGCGGGTGGCCCTGGTTCGGGTAAATCATTTACGGTTGGGAAAACTGGATTAACCGCACTTGGATTTAAGATCGTTAATTCAGATCCAGCATTTGAAAAGGCTATTGAAAAAGCCGGGGGTGTAATGGAGCCAGAATTTATCTTCTCTCCAAAGGGCCAAGAGATTAGAACTAAGGCGAAGACACTGACTGCTAAGCAAAGAGATTTATATATCCAAGGTCGACTCGGATTGGTCATTGATGGAACTGGTAAAGATTACGAAAAGATCAAGAGACAATCAGAGAAATTAAAGGCAATCGGTTATGATGTCGCAATGATTCTTGTCAATACAGACCTTGAAACTGCGGTCGCACGAGATGCAAAAAGAGATCGTACCATTGGACCAAAGGAGGTTAAGAAGATGTGGAATGATGTTCAAAAGAACATTGGTAAATTCCAAGCATTCTTTAAACAGAACTTTATCATCGTTGATAATTCCGAAGGTTCGAACTGGCAAAAAGCTACCACTTCTGCTTATAAACAAATGACTAAATTCGCTAATGCTCAACCGAAGAATAAAATCGCAAGAGACTGGATCAAGAAGCAGCTTGGTGAAAGTTCTACAGATAATGTTCAAATGTTGAAATTGATGAGAAAGGCAATGAGTCATATGCCAGGTTCTCCTAATCAAAAGAAGATTATTCAACAACTAAATGATCTTCGTAAGAAGAACAAACTCGATCCAATTCCTTTGAAAGAAGATGCTGACGTTTCATTGAAAAAGAAAGCAGAAAAGACTGGAATTCCTTTTAGTATCTTAAAAAAAGTTTATAATCGTGGAGTAGCTGCTTGGAGAACTGGTCATAGACCAGGTACAACACCAGAGCAATGGGGACATGCACGAGTAAATTCATTTGCTACTAAAGGTAAAGGCACTTGGGGTGGAGCAGATAAAGATTTAGCAGCGAAGGTAAAATAATGCTAAATTTTAAACAATATATTGCTGAAGCTGGAGACTTTAAACCACACTGGATGTATGATCCAGAAACAGGTGAAAAAGAATGGGCAAAGAAACCAGAAGACCATGAGAGAATGGCAGATAAAGGCTGGGTCCACGAACCACCATTGAAAGAAGGTGAAGGTAAAAGTGAAACATGGGAAAAAGGATTTGAAAGAAGAGTTGTTAAAACCACAAAACCCGAACACCTAGAAAAAGGATTTAAATGGAGGATTAAAGGTAAAGATAGAGACGAGATTTCAATTAAGTTATATAAAGAGAAACCAGACTTTGCAGAATTTAAAAAACAAATGAAAAGAGTCGCAGGACACGAATTTGGTGGATAATGATAACAAAAAAACAGTTAGATACCATTGAAAGGTTTGCGGATAAGCTATGGTCTAAAGTTGGTCTAGATATTGAATT